AGATGATACAGGCATCACGAAAGGGATAGTATCAGATTTATTATGATAACTATTTTTCTTACAGGATGTTCAGCCACATCAATCTCACCTGGTCTTGGTCATTGGGTTGATACGTACCCCAGTGAGTATTCAATCTGGCAGTGCGTTGAAACTTTTAAACCTCATTCAAATAAGGAGTGTTAAAATGCCTTTTTTAGTACCAATAATTACAGGAACACTTAAGGGAATGCTGACAACATTCTTCACCCAGAAGATGGTAGAAGAGCTTATATTTCAGTTACTTAGGTACGCTGTCTCCAAGTCATCCAACAAATTAGATGACAAGATTTTGGAGTCGTTTGAGTCCCAACGGTCTAAGTAGTAATTAGCACCTTTTGGGTCCTATTTATACTCGTAGAGAATTTGGTAAAATTATTTTATTAGGAACAATTATGTGGTCATTCAAAAACGAAATTAAGTCATTCACTTTCGATGAAATGGCTTGCCAGAATTGTCCTCATTGTGGTGGGGTTTCTGACATGAATGAAGACTTCATGATGAAGCTACAGCAGCTAAGAGATGCATGTAACTTTCCTCTTCATGTCAATTCAGGGTTTCGATGTGCCCAGAAGAATATCGATTGCGGAGGCCACGAAAATTCGGCACATTTAACAGGTGAAGGTTCTGACCTGAGGTGCGAAAGAAATCAGGCAAGAACAGTAATTCAGAAAGCTATTGAGATGGGTTTCTCGGTTGGTATAGCTCAGAAGGGAAGCAGTCGCTATGTACATGTCGATTCTAAGTTACGCAAATCTGGAAACGCAAATTTATGGTCCTACGCTTGAAATGGAAATTAAATTTGAACTGGAAGATTCTGATCTCGATTGTGTTTTCACTCCTGATTTTAGGGTGCAGTCAAACACCTCAGACGAGACCCAAGTTTCATGGAGATTACCCAACGGTGGATCTCAGATCTCTCTGGCATTTCTGTTTCCAGAACTTTCAGATGAAGGCCCCATATATACCATTGGATCAGGCCGGAATGATGTGTGACTGTTATGTGGATGAAATGAGAATGGCACACTCACAAAAGCATATTAATAATTTAAGTGATAATGAGACCAGAGAGATGGGTTTAAACCTAATCAGAGTCTGTAATGTACATCAGTCTCCAGTCCAGAAAATATGAGGTTATAACTTTAATGACTTATCGAATTCCAGGATACAAGTGTTACATTGTGAAGGTGAGGAAAATTAATGGGTAAACTTGTTCCATTCCAACCACCTCCAGGTGTCTATAAGAATGGCACTCCCTACCAGGCAAAAGGGAGATGGTCTGACTGCAACCTGGTAAGGTGGAAAGACGGCAAATTGCAACCTCTGGGTGGTTGGAATAAAGTGATTGGATCTACAATTACTGGGATTGGAAGGGCAATGATAACATGGAGAGATACTACCGGGGATAGATGGTTAGCAATTGGTACCAGTTCAAAACTTTATATATTTACATCCCTGTCTGGTACTGCAGAGGACATAACCCCATCAGGTCTTGTTGTAGGTAATGAAGATGGAGAAGTTGGTCTTGGGTTTGGAACAGGTGCTTTTGGTGGAACTGCTTTAATAGCATCAGTTGAGAATAAAACAGATATTACGTTTACTGCACCTGATACAATAACCACTGCTACAACACCTCTTACAGATAAACAAGATACTGTTGCTGCAGGTAATACCCCTGGTGTACCTCCAGTTGGTCCATCACCATTTGAAGAAGGTGATGAGATTGAAGTACATGGTTCAGTTGCAGGGAGTGGTTCTAACAATGTAACATATGTAGCATCTTCAGGAATTAGAACTGGTTCTCATAGAGTTTTTTCAGTAACAACAAATGAGGGAACAGGATTGTCAACAATGAAAGTTGGCCCTTCCTCTAATGCGACTGATGGTGGTGGTACTGCCAAATATGTTACTGGAGATACAAATAAATTAGTAACTGATGCTGCAGCTTCCAATGGGACAGTAACTCTTGCTAGGGCCAGGAGATTTGGTAATGAAAATGCTGCAACTTCATCTCTCGTATTAGAGGCATCTTCCTGGATGTTTGATTTGTGGGGAGATAACTTAGTTGGAATGTCAACTGCCGATGGGAAGATTTACACATGGGACCCAACAACGACGGCAGCAACCAGTAATGATGCTGCTGTTGTTACCGATGCACCAATAAATAATCTGGCAATCTTGGTTTCAAAACAGAGACACTTATTTGCATTTGGTGCAGGAGGAGATGTTAAAAAGATACTCTGGAGTGATGCCGAAAATATTACAACTGCAGCACACTGGGCACCCTCTGCAACCAATCAGGCAGGAAGTTTTGAGATAGATACAGCAGGATCAATTAGGGGTGGGAAGACAGTTGGAGACAGGATTTTAGTCTGGACATCAACAGATTTACATGCAGTGGATTTCGTGGGGATGCCATACGTGTACGGCCGGAAGAAAATCGGAGATGCATGTGGGGCTATCAGTAACCGGAGTATGATCGCAGTTGGAGATAAAGCATTCTGGATGTCTCATGGTGGATTCTTCCAATATCAGGGTACAGTTCAACCTCTACAGTGTGATGTGCAGGATCATATCTTTAAAGATATTAATAGGGTACAGGATAGTAAAATTTATGCCTCAATTAATCCAGAGTTTTTTGAAGTGACATGGTGGTATGCATCATCAGATTCAGATGAGATTCTAAAGTATGCAACTTATAATTATGCAGAAGGATGGTGGAGTATAGGAGAGCTATGCAGAACTGCATTTGCGACCGGATCACCAGGTGTTTATAATAACCCAATTGGGATTTCGGATGATGGAACTGTTTATGAACATGAAATTGAAGTATCTGCATCAGAAAGAACAACCAGTCAAGTTGCATCAACCAGTGCCGAGGTCTCAGATTATGACCGGAAACTGGTAACTGGGACAACTGCAACAGATGATGTAGGACTATGTTTTGCTGAGACGGTGATGGAAATTGGAGATGGAGAAAATATTGCAAATATCACCCAACTTGTAACTGATACTGCAGGAGTTGGAGATAATGGTTTAAGGTTTAAATTCAAGACTTCATATACTCCAAATGGAACTGAATCAACCAGTTCTAATTACAACTTATCGACGGACGGATACACTGATATCCGGGAGCAGGGACGGCAGTTTACCTATAGGGTGGAATCCGGTTTTGACCAGTATTGGGAACTAGGTTCTATTCGGGCAGAAATGAGTGCAGGAGGCAGACGATGAATATACCCCCAGTTACTCCAGAATATGATCCATCCGCCCAAGCAGTATATAATGATGTTTTAGTAAAAGCAGATGAACAGAATTTTAAGTTAGATCAAGATAATTTTTTTACAACAGGAAGCATTTGCCTGCAGTCTGCAGATGGTACATGGTTCCAAATTGTAGTAAATGATGCTGGTGCATTAAGCACATCAGAATTACTATCATCAGATGGTAGGATCGATTCAGCAGGGAGACCAGTAATTGCAACAACAAACCCATATTACGTAGCACCATAAGAGGAAACATGAGTTATAATATTGGAAATATGTTTAGTACATCCAAACCAACCAGAACCAAAACAAATGTAAATACTACAACAGGTGGTTCAATAAAAGGTGAACAAGCAGGAGCAGACTGGTTGGCACTACAAAAAGAGAAAATGGCAGCCGGAGCTCCAGGTTATGAGGGTGCTAACCCATATGCTTCTGGTCCAAATAAATGGCAGCAGCAACAGGGACAGGGATTAAATACAATAGGTGGGGAGTATGGTGCGCCAGGTGGTTACTGGGATCAGGAACAGGACATCTATGGGAATGTTGGTGGAATGAATGCTCAGCAACTTGGACCTATGGATAGGAGTGGTGGTCCAGGTGCAGGATACATGAATCCATACCAAGATCAAATGCTTGGGGGTCTCCAAAAAGATTATGGGGAATCACTGGCAATGATGAAGAACCAAATAGGTGCAGGAGCAGGAGGAGCAAATGCTTTTGGAGGAGCCAGACATGGAGTTGCAGAGGGTGTCGGTGGTGCAAAAGCAATGGATGATTATCTAAGATCAGCAACAGGAATTAGAGCAGACTCATATGATAAGGGTATGCAATACATGGGGCAGGATCAGAATAGAAATATCCAGATTGCAAATGCCAATAACCAAGCCAATATGGGGTTTGGTAATATGAGAATGAATGCAGCAAATAGAATGGGTGATGCTACTAATCGTTTAAATGTTAATAGTGCAATTGGTCAATATGGTAATTACCAGGATACTAAAGATATATCAGGTAAAAACTGGTTGAAGGGCAACTGGGATGATC